TTCTTCGATACGATCAAACCGTGCAACGATCTGACTCATAACAGTCGTGCTGTCACTTTTAGTAACGTATTCTTTTGCCATTTCTTCTCTTGTTTTGTTCAAGAGAATTTGAACGCGCCCAAGTTCGGCGTGTTGTGCTTTTATCCACCAACCTAAACCACCGATTGCAGTGGCTAGACCAAAATTTATGAGCGCGTTCATTTCCATTAGTTTACAACTTCCGCTTCTTCGACTTCCTCTGGGTTTTCCAGCGCGTCAGCCAAGAGTTCAACAAACTTTTCACGGCCTATAGCAAGCTGATCCAAATTAAAACGAGCGTTGTCCATTTTACGGCCAAGATCGTTTACATGGTTCAGGTATGCTTTTTGTTTATCCGTCATGTCTTCGACAAAGTATTCTGTGTCGTTGACTGTAATTGGGGTCTTTTCATTTTTTCCCATTACGAGTCTCCTATGTTAAAGTTTAAGTGTTAGCTGCAATCGCAGCATTAACCGCAGTCATATCTTCCGTTGTCCAGAAGTCTTTTGCAACCATTAGCTGTAGATGCTCTACATTACGAGACACAGTGTCAGTCCAATCGGCATCTTCCATGTCCTCTGGTTGCCCAGCGTTTAGCAAGTCAACAGAGTGACCCATTGCTGTGTAGTGTTGTGCGATTTCTTCCGCGGTTGGTGTATCAGTCATGTCTTTCTCCTTTTCTGACTAATGTTATGCGTTTTCTAGGGCAGTTACTTTTGCCTCTAGGGTTTCAATCCGATCCATTGCCTCTTGCAGTGCCTTGACTGCTTTCATGTAGAGAACAGAATAATTCACAGACTTAGTGACGGTTCCCAAATGATTTCCATCAGTGTCATAATCGGGTGCTTCATGCACCAAACCAGCAGAGACAGTTTCGACCTCTTGAGCAATTACACCTAATTGCGTGTGTGTCTGCCCCTCAATCATATTGTAATTACGAACTCGTAGGTTCTTAATATCTGACCATTGAGAGTTTGCGTCTACAATATTTTCCTTGAGTTTTGCATCGGAAATTGCACCATAGCTGTTATTAGCATTTAAAACATTTCCGCTGCCCCTAACTAAAAACTTTTCACTGGTTCCTGCTTTGCCTTGAATTAAATTATAGTTATCTGGGGTTGATGTTCTATCGCAACGTATCCGTAATACATGAGAAGCAAAGCTACTATTTGCAGCATCTAAATCGGCAAGTGTTTGAGAGGCACTTGTGTTGCTAACAGCAAACTTAGCATCAGATGAAATTCTGTCAATATTGAAATTCCCAGATCCATCAATCCAAACCCTAGGATTACCATCCCCATCAGACAGCACGATGTTGTTGCTTGAGGTGCGGATGTCTAGGCCGCCTTGGTTGCCGTCGTAGCCACCGATAATGGTGTTGTTTGAACCTGTGGTTACATAATAACCCGCCCCGTATCCAGAACGACTTCCAACAAATGTATTTTGGTTTCCTGTTGTGTTACGACCAGCATTGGCACCAACAAAAGTACCCATATTTGTTGTTATGGACCTACCGCTGTCTACTCCTACCGCTGTTGTATAAAGGGCTGTTGAGGAAGAAAAGCCCGCCTGATACCCAACAAACACATTGTGAGTTCCTGTTGTATTTGCAATGCCCGCCTGATACCCCAGTGCCGTATTGTAGGATGCGGTTGTGCTGGAGCCAAGTGCTTGACGACCAATCGCAAGATTATAATTACCTGTCGTGCTATTGAGAGCTGCATCACGACCAATGGCTACGTTACTACCGCCTGTGGTATTGCTGCCTAAAGCATTTGTACCCACGCCGATATTTGTGTCGCCTGTGGTGTTAGAGCCAAGGGTATTATAGCCGATAGCAACACCAAAACTCGCAGTAGTGTTTACGTCTAAAGCTCGCATACCAATGGCAATGTTACCTACACCCGTGGTATTCGTCATAAGAGATTGATAGCCAACCGCTACGTTAGAATTACCCGTAGTGGTGTTCACTGCGGCCTGATACCCAACAGCAGTGTTGTCACCGCCTGTACTGTAATACAAAGCCTGATAACCAACCGCTGTAACACCGCTTGATGTAGTGTTGCTGAAAAGAGCCTGTGTACCTAAAGCGGTAACGCCGCTACCAGTAGTAGTACTCTGCCCTGACTGATACCCTATGGCGGTGTTGTTGGATGCGGTGGTGTTGGAGAACATTGCGTCTTTGCCTATTGCCGTATTCTGCGTTCCAGTTGTATTAACTTGCAGAGCATTAGACCCGATTGCTATATTACTGTGTCCAGAAGTGTTAGCATTTAACGTATTATACCCAAGGGTAGAATTATGCTCCCCAGTGGCAAGGTAACCAGAATATGCACCAATTAAAGTGTTATAGTTTGCTGTGGCTTGCCGCCCCGCTCTGTAACCTACATAAGTGCTGTCTCTAGCCGTTGTCTGGTTTCTTCCCGCTTCAACGCCCAAGGCGACATTGTTAAGCCCTGTCGTATTAGTGTAAAGAGACTGATACCCCACTGCTACGTTGTTGTTTGAGGTGGTGTTGTTTTCTAAGGCTTCCGCTCCGACTGCGGTATTGTATGCGCCTGTTGTAGTTGATGCTAAACCGTCACGGCCAACTGCGGTGTTCGCTCCACCTGTTGTTGCAGAAATACCCGCTTGATAGCCGATCCAAGTGTTTGATCCGGGGGTTCCACCTGACTGCGCATAACCTGCCTTGTAGCCAAACGCTGTTACAGTTTGTTCTGTGTTACTATACGCAGCCTGATATCCAACAACAGTGCTGTTACTTCCGGTGGTGTTGGCTTGCAATGAACCCTCACCAACACCTACATTATAAGAACCTGTTGTTGTTCCAAAGAGACTGTTGTAACCAACGGCTACGTTTGAAGAAGCTGTTGTGGCAGTATAAAGATTTTCAGAACCAATAGCTACATTCTTCTGACCTGTGCTAATGTTAAATGCTGCTTGTTTACCTAAAGCTACATTATGAGCACCAGTTGTATTATCATAAAGAGCCTGATACCCAACGGCGGTGTTGTTGGATGCGGTGGTGTTGGAAGCCAGTGCCTGACGACCAAGTGCAGTATTATATGCGCCTGTAGTGTTACTAGACATTGCATTAGCACCATACGCCGAATTTTCAAAGCCACTGGTGTTCCAATACAAAGTATCGTTGCCCATTGCAGTGTTTAGCTGTCCAGTGGTATTGTATGCTGCACGGTATCCAACTGCCGTGTTGTAAGATGAGGTAGTGTTATTGTAGAGGCTAGATGCACCCAAGGCAGTATTTGCGAACCCTGTGGTAGTTAATCGTGCCGCATTAAAGCCAAAGGCGGCGTTAAGTTCTGCGCTGGTGTTATTCTGCAATGCCTCATATCCAACAGCGGTGTTGCCATCTGCGCCTGAGTTAGAATACAACGCTTTTTTACCAACTGCTACGTTACGATTGCCAGTGGTGTTTGAAAAGAACGCAGTATGTCCAACCGCTGTGTTTTCACCGTCAGTTGTTGTATTGTATGCAGCCTGATAACCAACTGCCGTGTTGTCGGATGCGGTGGTGTTGGCAGCCAAAGCGTTATCCCCAACAGCTACATTATAATTTCCTGTACTAGATGCAGTTAAAGAATAACGACCCAAAGCAGTGTTTTGAACGCCCGTAGTATTTGCGTCTAGGGATTTAAAACCAAAGGCGCTGTTATAGTTACCTGTAGTGTTTGCATAAAGAGCCTGATACCCAACCGCTGTGTTTTCGCTGGCGGTGGTGTTGGAGTGAAGAGAAGAACGTCCAACCGCAGTGTTATAGTTTCCTGTTGTGTTTCTTCTTAATGAGTTAATGCCATAACCAGCATTTTCTGAACCTGTTGTGTTATCTCCTAACGTAAGTGTACCAAATGCTGCATTTAAACTTCCTGTTGTGTTGGTGTATGCCGCTTGATACCCAACCGCAGTGTTGTTGCTTGCGGTGGTGTTTGCTTGGAGTGCGCTAACCCCTAAAGCTGTATTTGATCCACCTGTCGTATTGTAAAACAAAGACGACTTACCAACAGCCGTGTTGTAATTTGATGTTGTGGTAGAACTACCAGCATCAGACCCTAAGAATGTGTTTTGTGCGCCAGTTGTTACAGCGTCCCCAGATTGACGACCTACAAATGTATTAAAGTCGCCAGTAGTATTACTATACCCCGCCTGATACCCAACAGCAGTGTTGTTGCTAGCGGTGGTGTTGGAGTTCAAAGCAGTCGATCCAACCGCAACATTGAAATCACCACTAACCACGGCACTTAAAACATTGTACCCAACCGCAACATTTTGATCTCCCGTTTCATTTAAGAGCATCGCTTGCATACCAATTGCCACATTTGCCGCGCCAGAAGAATTTGTAGCCAAGGCTTTTCGACCTATGGCGACATGGTGGTTGGATGCTGTGCTTGCGGTTAAGGCTTGATGACCAATAGCAACATTGTTTGCGCCCGATACATTTGAATCAAATGCCGCATCACCCAGCGCCACGTTCTCTGAACCAACAGGATAATTACCATCCAGCTTAATCGTGCCGCTAGAAACATCAATGTTACGATTAACTGTAAGATCACGAGTAACCGTCAAGTCTTGACCAATAGTCACATCACTAGGCAATCCAACAGTAAGCGTTTGCCCTGAAGCAGATGTTTCAACCTCGTTAGTCGTACCAGCAATCGTGAATGTTTGACTGTCCAGATCAACCGCACCTGTACCACTGTCGCCGCCAAAGTCCAAATCTTGCGCAGTTACTTGACTGTCCACATACGCCTTGATAGACTGCTGTGTTGCCAACGCCGCCGCGTCATTAGACGCCATGTTGTCTTCGTCAAGAATCTTATCAACCGACACGCTGCCCAAGCGAAGCCCATCAAAGTACGCATTGTTAAATACATTTGCCGCTACCGCGCCAGTTCCAGCCCCGTTAAAGAACACAACCGCTGTCGTTCCCGCAGGCACCTCGTAGTCGTTACTCGCGCTATATGTCCCTTGGAAAAGCAAAATACTGCGCGAACCAGACAGGTTATTGCGCACATAGATAATTTTTTCTGAGTCATTCGGAGTAAGCTGCACATAAGCCGTGCCGCCTAAATCCCCGCCATCGCCAAAAATAACCAAACGATTACGTCCATTAGAAGACGCGCCATCGCTGATCGGCAACGTATTAGGAGAACCTGAAGACCCCGTGGCTGCAAGCGTTACCGATACCTGACCGTCAAGCGCGGTATCCAGAAGTTCAAGGTTCGTGTTCGTTGTATCGCCCCATGTGCCGGACTGTTCGCCTGTGCCGATGAGTTCGATACCGTTGTTTAATGTATATGTACTAGGCATTTTTCTATCCTATGCTGCTATGTCATCCCAGCCCGGAGTTTGAGACGGTGTTTCGTCACTCCATGCTGGGGTGGAAGATGGTGTTACGGGATTATAGCTTGGATTTTGATTTGGAACAATACGTCCCCAAACAAGAACTTGTCCCACGCTGCCCGTTGCGGAAAGACCAGATACAGGAACCTCGGCACCCGCATCGACAACTACTGTTCCAACAGCGCCAGTGCCTGCAACGCCTGTGACCTCTACAGAGGCTCTAACTTCAATCGTTACGGACCCAATAGATCCTGTAGAACCCAAACCAGTAACAGGAGCATTTGCGTCTGCTTCAACTTGTATATACCCACCATGCACAAAGGCTTGGCTGTGCAGGCCGCTAGGTATGGTTATTATTGCATCCGCTTCGACGGTAGCCGAGCCAATAGAACTTGTAGCGGCTAACCCTGTTACGCTTATATTCGCTTCCGCAACAACCGTTACAGAACCAACGCCACCTGTAGCTTCTACGCCCGTAGGTGAAACATTAGCTTCCGCAACAACCGTTACGCCGCCTACGGCGCTTGTAGCCTCAAGTCCAGTTACAGGGACATTCGCCTCTGCAACAACCGTTACAGAGCCAATAGCGGTTACTGCTTTTGGAAGGTCCGTTTGACCCCACGGCATATCGCCCCAACCAAAGCGGGACCAACCGCCTATTGGAACGATAATGTCAGTCATTAGGCTATCCGAACAATTGCGTTACTTGCGTCTGCTGTTGGGAATACGATAGTAAAATCACCAGCCGTTGATGTTTTGTCTGACCCAAAATCTAACACGCAAACAGTGCGATTGCCATTTGTTGAATTATAAATCAACGCGCCACGAGCAGTGATTGTTGCCGAGCTAAACGTTAAATCTGCAAAATCAATAAACGCCGTTGTTCCGCTTGTCGTCGGATCAATGTTCGTCAATGTCCCGCCACCCGCAGAATAACCTGTGCCACTTATCTCATTCGTTGCAGTGTATACCGTGGTCGCTGCTGTAAACGAAGCATTGTTATCATACAGCGCAAGTTTGTAGGTGTTTCCACCGCTTGCATTAAAATCGTGCAAACCTTCAAGAAGTTCTTTCTTGAAAGAAGTGCATAAATAGTTTCCTGTAAAAGCCATTGTAGTCTCCTTACGTTTTCTCTCTCAAGATAAGTCCAGTTCGATAAGCATCTGTAACTTCTTGTGACTCACCAAAGTTTTTAACACGGGACATGGCTTCAGTAAATCTTTGAGTATAGTTTTGAACCAAGTCAGCTTCACCTTTCATAAAAGTATAAGCCTCAATTAAAGAGCCGTATAAAAGCGCCACTGAAGCATTGGTGCTTAACCATGTGGTGCCATTATCTCCAGAAGCGGTCAGGCTTAATGGACGATAAAAGTAATGAAGCTCCACAGCATATGCAGCATCAGGTGTTGGGCCTAAGATAAAGTTATCAATGTCAAACTGCGCATAATAGCGGGGAGCACCAGTCGTAGAATTGTTCGGGTTAAAAGACTGAACAAAGTTTACATCCTTAAACAACACAAACTCTTTGCTGCTTCCGTTTGTAAACGAAAGGCTGAAAGGTGCTAAATAATCACTAGGCAAAGCAAGATACTGATTGCTTGCAGTAAGATTTCCTGTTTGATTTTTTCTAA